GGCCATGCTGGCACCCAAGAAAGAGCCGGCAACCACCGCCAGCGTGGCGACGGCCCAGCCCGCGGCCCAACAGTCCAACCAGGCGCAACCAACGGCCACAACCCAGTCGGCCACAGTGGCCCCCACCCCGAAGCCCGCGTCGGCGACCGCTGCGCCAAAGCCGACCAATACGCCCGTTCCGCCCACCGCTACGCCGGCCCCCAAGAATGGCACCCGCCAGAACCCCGTGCCCTTTAAGGGCGCTTACCGCTTCCAAAAGGGCAATCAGGTGTACAGCGTAGGTGTGCTGGAGGTGATGCGTAATGCTTGGGCAACAGTCCAAAAAACCAACATGTTCAACACCAAGCCTCCCGATGGTAACGACTATGTCCTGCCGCACCTGGTGCTGGTCTACGAGAAAGGGTCAGAGGATCAACCCATGAAGACGGGCGATGGCGGCTACAAGTTCTACGCTGATAACCGCTTTTGGGGCGCGGGCAGTGTTGTAGGGCAGGAGCCGAAGTTCACCGGTCAGGACGTTTTCCCCGGCGGGACTGTTGACGGCTGGCTCGGCGGCCGTTATCTGCCCGTGGAGCTAATCGAGGATGCTGTGCTAGTCTATGACGATGTGTATTTTGCCCTGAAGTAGCGCCATACCCTTAGCATCCTAATCCTATGAAGGGACAATACTAGCCAGTGCCCCGTCGCCGCAAGCCCGCCGCGCCACCGTCCCTGGCCGACCTGCCCGCGGGGACACGCGTCGTCGGCTACCTGCGCCACTCGCCGGGCGATGCCCAGCGCATCGACAGCCAGGTGCAGGCTCTCGACGTCTACATCGCCGCCCACGCCTGGCGCCTCTGCCACCCCTACTGGATTGACGAATTCAGGGAGGGTTCGACCGACAAGCGCGAGGAGTTTCAGGCGTTCCTGGAGTGGGCCAGAGCTGAGCCGCGGCCGGCGGACGTAGTGCTGATCTGGTCCTTCTCGCGGTTCGCCCGATCGCTCGTTCTCAGTCAGTTCTACCTGGCGGATTTGAGGATGAGGGGGTTCAGGGTTGTCTCCCTGAGCGACGACATCCCCGAGGGCGACTTCGCCATTATCCTGGAGAGCCTGGTTCACTGGAAGAATGAGCAGTTCTTACGAGACCTGAGCAAGGACGTGAAAAGGGGGCTGCGAAATGTCGTCACCCAGCAAATCACCCTGCCCGATGGCACCGTCAAGACCGGCTTCAGCGGAGGGGGCTTCCCGCCCCGCGGGTATCGCTCCGTCAGGGTGCAGACCGGCACGAAGCGCAACGGCGAGCCCAGGTTCAACGCCTACTGGGAGCTTGACCCGCTCTGGCAGGAGCGAGCGCAGCGGGCCTGGAGCATGAAGGCCGAGGGGCACTCGCACGCCGACATTTACGTTGCCACCGGGCTGTTCCGCCACTTCTCGAGCTACGGCGAGATGTTCCGGAACCGGCAGTACACGGGCTGTCGTCTGAACGGAGACGTGGCGGTGCCGAGCGCGCACCCGGCTTACGTGGACGAGGCCACATTCGCCCAAATCCAACTGACGCTGCCGCAGAGAGGAAATAGCATGGACGAACGCCGCCACGCTTCCCCCTTCCTGCTCAGCGGCCTGGCTTTCTGCGGCTATTGTGACACCGCCCTAAACTACTACCCCGACCCCCGACAGCAGGACGCCGGTCAGGTCCGCTGCCCCAACCGAACGCACACACGCCTGCGGGCGTTGCGTGGCGGTAGGGCCTGCGAGCTGCGGAGTCTGTCCCGCCGCCGCCTCGAGGAAGGCGTCATCACGGCGTTGCAGAACGAGATCCTGCAGCCAGACCGCATGGCCGCCTTGCTGGAGGTCGTCAACCAGCAGTTGGGAGAGCAGGAAGAAAAGGCCAGCGGGCGGCGAGCAGCCATCATAGCAGAGCTGGCCGCTTTGGAGCGGCGCATCGAGCGGCTGCTGGACGAACTGGAGGCGAGCGCCAGGGGGGAGGAATCCGCTCGCCTCCGCTCGCGGCTAGCCGAGCGGGAAGGGCAGCGGAAGGAGCTGGTCGAGGAGCTGGACGCGCTGGACAGAGGGCAGGCGGCCCGCTCCGTCCGGCGTCTCTCGCCGGCCGCCCTAGCCGTCCTGCTGGCCGACCTGCGGCAATTGCTCTCCGATCTGGACGCGGCCGAACGTCGGACGGTGCTGGTGGGCCTGGTGGCACGGGTTACGCTTTACAACGACCGGGCCGATCTGGCCTATCGGCTGCCGCTTAATGGTCAACTACTGGTGCAAAGTCAGGTACCCCCAAGGGGGAGGCAAGCTGCACCAGCAGAGGACCTTAACCGGCTGCTCTTGACCTGTCCTGTGCCCTATCCTCGAGGCTACACCGTGGCGGCCCTGCGCCCTTGTGCGGTCTGTGGGGAGCCGCTGACCCTGCGTCAGCTTCGACGCGGGGCCGTCCATTGCAGCCGGGCCTGCGCTCAAGCATCGCCTTCTAAGGTAAAGCGTATGCAGGAGCTTCAGGCCAAGCTCGCCCTGGGCCACGACGACCGTGGCCGCTTTGCCTCGTCTCGGTGAAGCAGCCCCCGCCTCCGCGCTACGATTGCTCGCGTCGGGGCTGGCGAGCGGACCTGATCCGTGCCTTGAAGTTGTCCAGGTTCGCCGTCGTGAAGTAGAGCGTCTTGGCGACCTGGCCGTCCGGCACCAGGTCCCGAGCGTGGTAGATGTGCCATTTTACCGTCACGACGGCCAGGCCGACGTAGACGGCGGCCTCTTTGGTCGAGAGCAGCTTGCCGGTCACAGGAGTACCCTTTGCGCTTTCTGGGCGCCGATCTCCTGCACCATGAAGCCGTCACTGGTGAGCATCTGGGCCAGCGTGGCGCGGTGGCAGGTCCGGTAATCCTTGCAGGCGCACATCAGGATAGCCGCCGGTCGCTCGCACCGCTCCAGCGCCGCCCTGCCGGCCTCGTAGCCGAGGATCTGGATGCCGCCTGTCTTGTACGCAGCGTTGCCGAACGCCTTCAGGTGGGCGTAGCGGTCGCCGTACTGCCGGGCCAGGGCGAAGCCCCGCCAGATGGGGACCCGCGACATGGGGCTGAAGCGGACGTCGAAGAGCTGCGCGTCCAGCTCCTCGACCAGCTCCTTCAAGCGGGCCGGTGTCAAGCTCCCATAGCCGGCCGTGTAGATTGCTATCATTGTCTCACCTCCCTTCCGCGACATTATACCACCTAGATAGCGGCTAAAGCAAGGCCGGTCGCCTTCGGCAGCTTCAGGAAGTTCGAGCGGACCAGGGCCGCGTACAGAGTACCGATGGCCTCGGCCTCTGGGCGGTGCCCGGCAGCCAGCAGATCGACGATGTACCGCTCGATCACGGACGCGGTCGAATCGGTCGGCCTCGTCTGCGGCGTGGGCAGGTCGGCCCGCTGGGGGACCTGGACGGTGGCGCTCCGGCCGCGCAGCGGCACCTGCGCCTGAACCTGGGCGACCCAGAAGCTTTCCAGGTCGAAAAGCGCCTCCTGGCTCTGCTCCCTGAGCAGCGAGGCGACCACGGTCCGGAAGTCGGCCAGCGGCATGTTACGGGACTGCCGGTAGACCCGCAAGGCGATCCGCTGACGGTTAGCGTCCAGCTCGGCCAGCGCGCCGGCGTGGCCGACGGGCATCTGCCCCCTGGCGACAAGGTGCTTGACCTCCTCGACCAGGGAGAGCAGGGCCATGCGGGACTTGACCAGCTCCGCGCTGACGCCGGCGGTCTGGGCCACGCTGTCCACCGACCAGGCGAATTGGTCGATCCTCTTGCGGTAGGCCCTGGCCTCCTCGATTGGATTCAGGTCGGCCCTCTGCAGGTTTTCGATTAACATTACCATGCTTGCCTGCTCGTCGCTCATCTCTCGAACGATGGCGGGCACCGTGGGCCACTGGAGAACGTCGCGGACGGCCCGCAGCCGTCGCTCGCCCGCCACCACCTGCAGCATTGGGGTACCGCCGAGAGGGCGGACGGTGATCGGCTGCGCCAGGCCGTTCTTGCGGATGGAGTCTGCGAGGTCGGCCAGGGCGATAGCGTCGAAGTCCTGGCGGTCATTGTCGCCCGCTGTCACGCTCTCGACTGGCAGATCAACGATCTGGTCGCTCACCTGGGGTCTCCTTGCTGGCGTCCTGCAGGGCCAGCGTGCCCTGCGACCCCGCCGCGGTCTGAACGGTCTCGCCGTTCGGGAGGGGGAGAGAGCCGCCTCCTTGCCCCATGAACAGCGGCAACTGGTGGCCGAGCGAGGGAGAAATGATTAGCTCCCCCCTCCCGCCGTCCAGCCTGGCCTGCACGCTCTCGCTCTCGCTCACGATAGATCCTCCTCGGCCAGCCCGATCACGATGCCGTCGCCGTCGAGGATCATCTGGAGCTGCCGCTTGCGCCCCTCGCTCAAGACCACGTAGGGAATTGGGTCGCCCTGGAAAAGCTCCTCCTGGTGCCGGCGACCGGCGAGCAGCGCCATCCAGAGAACGTCGTGCGCCCTGCCCCGCAGATCCTCGCCGCGCTTGGACGGCTTCTCCAGCGCCGTGAACAGCGCCCGGGTCATAGCCACCGGAACCAGGAAGCCGCCCATCATCTGGCGGGGGCTGGCCCACTCGCTCACGTCCACCAGCACGCCTTCCTCGACGGCCTGTGCCCTAGTGTAGACCGAGATGGGGGGGCCGTAGAACTCGACCAGCTCGTCCATCGTTGCCATTTTCATGCTCCTTTCTACTTGACTACTCCGTTACCTCTGCGCCTTCGCCATTCTCGGCAGCGGCGATGGCGGCCTGTTCCTGCTCGTGTGTGAGTTTGCAGCGGCAGAAGGGGACAACCTCGTCAGCCGCTTCCACTGTACCGCCCCACGGGCCGCTGCCCTGGTAGTCTCGGCTGTACCGCACTTCGACGGCCCCCTCTTCTCCGCAGGAGGGGCACTCGACCCGGTAAGTAGACCCGTGCATGGTCACCCTCCCCAGATGTCTTGAATGTCCTGCTCGGCCTGGCGCTTGCGCTCGAAGGCGGCGATGTACGCCTCCAGGGCCATGCTCGCTTCGGCGATAGCGGCCTCGAATGCCGCTCTGTCTCCTGCCTGCAGGGCCGCGTCCCTGCGGTCGCAGGCTGTGTAGTATTCGGACTCGATTCTCTGGTAGTTGTTCACGATGCGCCTTTCAAGCTAATTTCATGGCAGCTTTGGCAGCTTTGGCAGCTTTGGCAGCTTTGGCAGCTTTGGCACTTGACACACCGCTAGCGGTGTGTTATTAGTAGGCTGGCTAACTGGGGCGAACCGAGATGCAGCGACCGTTGCGGCGCTGGGCCTTGTGGAACAGCTCCCGTGCCTGCCACGTAGCGGTCTCAAGCTGGCAGGTGTCGATCTGGTAGTGTTCACCTTCCGGGATGAAGTGCAGTCGTCCGCTCTCGTAGGAGTAGTGACCCTCGCCTGGGCAGCGGCTATCGCGCATCTCCGGGTGAAAAGAGAGAACCCGGCGGGTGAGAGCCGCCGGGCTCACTCTGCACTGGTGGGCCATATGTGCCAGCGTCAGGCCCTCGATGATGGGTGGAAAACCGTCCCCCTGCTCGACCAACCGGAATGTCTCGGCTAACATGTCCGCTCGCTCCTTTCCAATGGTTTGGGAGGGTGGCTTACGCCACCCTCGTCTTCTGCTCTCCGTGTCTCCGTGGCTACGGCAGAACGATCACCTTGGCTACACCATTGGACCGTGCCTGTGCGATGGCGGTCTTCCTGACCTCCGAATAGAGGCCCGTCAGGAAGACAACCTGGTCGCCGACCTGGAAGGCCCAGCCTCCAAAGCCGCGGGGCTTCTTCCCGGTGCTGAACTCATACCGTTCGGTGTTGACATCAACCTGAGTAGTCCCGCCCATCACTCGCTCCTTTATGTCAGTTTTGCTTGGCTCCATCCAGACCCCCCAGGGGTGGCGGCCTAGCACTTCGCACCGCCCTTCTCAGATGGTTTCAACCAGGGCTCCCGTTTGTTGGATCGGCTCGTTCGGCTCGCTGGCCGCTGTCTTCGCTGAGAGGCTTATCCTGCCTTACCTACTGGGGGGAGGACCTTTTCGTGGGGGGAGGCGCCGCCTGCTCGTTTTCGACCTTTACCAGTCTGCTTCGGTCGGTGCCCGCTAGATTGGGGAGTGGGGTCTTCCTCCCTTCGTCCCGTTTCCTGCACCGCCTTGACTGGCCTACTTGGTAATGCCTGGTCTGTGTGTACTTGCCGCACCTGTTAGCCCCCAGTCCGGTCGACCCCTTATCCTGCCTCTTGGTGCGGTTCGGTTGTTAAGGCGCAGTGGCGGCCTTCCCGCCGGGCGGGTCCTTGTTTTCTTGGTCTATGTTCATTATACCATGTAGTATAGCCGTTGTCAAGCTGTGACGGGGCTGTACGCTGAGATACGGGCATTTTGGCAAACGGTCCGCTACACTCGATAACGGCAGGAAGGCGGCTGGCGAGGCTACACGCTGAGTTACGGACATTGTGGAAGGGGATATTACGGATCGGCCGCCGGACAGGATGAGTTTCAAGAAGTCGTAAAGATAGTAAGATGTATGCCTGCGCCAGAAGCATTGACGGAAATGCGCTCGGGTGCCAACCGAGAGAAGGTCGTTCGACTCGGCCCTGACGCTCCACTCTCCAGCGTGACAGAGTGTCACGTGACACGTGACAGAGTGTCACGTGACATGTGACGTGACACACCCCCCCCTAAGGGGGTGTCACGACTGTCTGTCACACGGCCTTCCCTGTAGTCGTTCAGGGTACTGTAACCCTTTGGGTTTCAACAGTCCACGAACACGTGCTACAGAGAAAGGTCGGCGGTAACTGAGGCCCAGTACGCTGAATTAGGCCATAGCTAACAGGCAACGCTGAAGGTAATCTGTCACCCCCTGTGGGTCTGCACACTTTGCTGCTTGGCTGTTCTCTGTGGTGAGATTGATGTGGGCCTGTGCCCAGCTTACCGGTGTCCAGGCAGCAACGCGGCCAAAGTTCTCAAAAAGCAGGTTTTGGAGGTGGTTTTCCCCTGGCGTGGCCCTACGCCCCGCTACGAGCATTTTCAGCTACCTGACAACCCCACGCGGCCGGCCAGTGAAACCGCTAGCACCCCTCTACGCCGCTCTACGCTGTGCCGTGTGGAAGAAGTTAATAAGCGAAAGGTTCGCAAAGTGTTCATTGGGGCGATCAACCAGGACGTCCGCCAGTTTCTCGGTAACGTGGCCTCGGTGTTCAACGGCAAGGTCGTCGTGGTCGGCTGCTCCGGCAATTTCACCAGCGAAAGCATCCTAACGCAGTACGCCCGCCCGGCGGCCATCCACTCCAACGATGTCTCGTTCTACTCGACCCTGGCCGGTCGCTGGCTTCTGGGCGAGGACCTGGACTTCGAGCTGGTCGACCCCGAGTGGGAATGGCTGCGCCCCTATCTGGGGACGCCGACCGATCGGGTGGCCACCGTAATGCTCGTCTATGACCTGATCAGCCGGAACTTCTGGCCCGCCAAGAACGTGCACACCCGCCGGATGCTGCGTGGCTACCGGGAGCAGTGGGACTACCTCATGGAAGCGACCCGCAAGAAGCTCGGCAAGGTCCAGATCGGGCTGACCAGCTACTACTGCGGGGACGTCTTCGATCACTTCATGCGCTTTGCAGATCAACCGGATGCCGTCTTCTGCTGCTACGCCCCGACCTGGGACGGCGCGAGCGGGCCAGCCTACGACCTGTACTACCGGCGGCTGACCTCGATCTTCCGCTGGAGCCCGCCGGAGTTCAAGGATATGAACGCGGAGCGGCGGGACGCGCTGTTCGACTGGATGAGTGGCCACGCCTACGTCTGGTATGGCGACCGGCTGCTGCCAGGCCGCACGCCGGTCGTGGACCAGCGGTCGAACATGGCGCATCCAGTCTTTCTCTATTCCAACTGCATCGATCGGACAGCCTATCTACCGGCCCAGCAGCCCGCAAAACTGCTGCCCCTGCCGCTGGCCGGACCCGATCTCGAGATCACGCCGCGCTCGCTCATCCGCTTCCTGCGCATAAAGGCCGGGGACATGCGGGCTTACAAGTACGCCTATCTGGGCAAGATCATCAACCCCGCTCAGGGCTCCTGGGCCTTCGCCGTCCACTGCGACGACAAGGTGATCGGCTTCCTGGAGTTCTACCGCGGCGGCATGATGGACGGACCCGGCGACGTCTATCTGGTGTGTGACTTTCCAGTCAGCGGCACGCCGTACAAACGGCTGTCAAAACTGATCATCATGCTGGCCATCTCTGGGGAGACAAGGCGCCTGGTGGAGCGGTGCAAGGAGCTGCGGCTGCGCTCGCTGCACACGACCGCCTTCACCGACCGGCCCGTGAGCATGAAATACCGGGGGGTGCTGGAGCTAGCCAAGCGGGGCGTTAATGGAGAGGGCCAGACTTTCCTCAACTACACCGGCAAGTTCAACGACCTCTCCTGGAAAGAGACCCTGAGACAATGGCTACAGAAGAACGCAAGTCCGAGTCCGAGCCAGAGCGAGAGCGCGAGCGCCTGAAGGATTTGCTGGACCAGCTCAATGCCGGCCTGGGCGATGTGACCCCCTATAAGCTGGCCCTGGTCCCGCCAGGCGAGATCCTGCTGCTCACAAAGAACGCCCACTACATGAACAAGCGGACCTATGAGCAGCTTACCGCCAACGTGAAAAGGGACGGCAACCTGTCGTCGCTGCCCTTCTGCTGGAAGAGACCGGAGCCGGATGGGCGCTTCGAGTGTCTGTCGGGGAATCACCGCGTCGAGACCGCCAGGGACGCTAAGACGCCGCTGATCCTGATCCTCTACACGGACGCCAATCTCTCTCGCCCAGAGCGGGTCGCCATCCAGCTCTCGCACAACGCCCTGGTCGGCGAGGATAACCCGCAGGTCCTCCGTGAGCTGTGGACCGAGATCGCCGACCTCTCGCTCAAGGTCTATTCGGGGTTGGACGATAAGCTCCTCGAAACGCTGGCGCCGGTCCCCCTCTCCCGCATTGACGAGGCCGACGTTCGCATGGAGACCCTGGACATCCTCTTCTTTCCCAGCGAGGTCGTGCGGGTCAAGGACGTGGTGGCTCGTTTGGGCCGGGCGGCAGAGAACAAGCCGCGCCTGGCGGCCCGCATCCAGGACTTTAACAGGTTCTTCGACGTGCTGCTCACGTTCAAGGAGGCGAAGGGCATCCTCAACACGGGGACGGCCCTGCTCGCCATGTTGGACATCGTGGAAGAGTGGCTGGCCGCGAACGCCGCGAAGCAGGATGGAACAGATAGGAACGTAACATAATGCCAGCGCCACGCAATAAGGAAGTCGTAGCAGAGGACCGCCGCCGCAAGGTCGCCGCCAATCTCATCGGCGGGCTGAATTACCGCGACATGGCCGGGGTGCTGGAGACCAGCATCGCCACAATATCGCGTGATGTCAAGATCATCCTGGCCCGGCTCAAGCGTGAGACCTTGCAAGACGCGGCCGACTGGCGCGTAATCTCTCTGCGCCGCTATGAGCTTCTGCTCAATGGACTCTGGGAGAAGGCCGCCAAGGGGGAGAACCTGGAGGCCCTGGACCGGCTGCTCAAGATCATGGCCGCCGTGCGGGAGATGATGGGGACCGACTCGCCCGACCTGCTGGATCTGACCAGTGGTGGCCAGCCGCTCAGGATCACGGAGGTCGTGGTCGAGCGGCCAGCCAGCGACCAGGGACAGGACGAGGAAGATGCCGGACCTGTGGACAGTCCAGAGGACCAGGGGGAATGAGGCGCAGATCCGCCTCCACCTACACCCCGGCCAACTGCGGGTCTGGGACAGCAAGGCGCGCTTCACCTTCGCCCTGGCCGGCGCACAGGCCGGGAAGACAAGCCTCGGCGTGCCGTGGCTCTGGAGAGAAATCCAACAAAGGGGGCCTGGCGACTACCTGGCGGTCACATCCTCGTTCCCTCTGCTCAAACTCAAGATGCTGCCGGAGTTCCTGCGCTTCTTCCAGCACACGCTCCATCTGGGCGACTGGAAAGCGGGCGACAAGGTATTCGAGTTCCACGACCACAAGACCCGCGTGATCTTCGGCTCGGCCACCAGCCCGGAATCGCTGGAAAGCGCGACCGCCAAGGCCGCTTGGCTGGACGAAGCCGGGCAAGACCAGTTCCGCCTGGAGTCCTGGGAGGCCATCCTGCGGCGGCTCTCGCTCCATCAGGGTCGGGTCTTCGGGGGGACGACGCTGTATAACCTCGGCTGGCTCAAGCAGCAGGTCTTCGAGCGGTGGAAGGCGGGCGACGGCGACTATAAGGTCGTGCAGTTCCCCTCTCTACAGAACCCATCGTTTCCGCGTGACGAGTTCGAGCGGGCCAGGCGGACACTGCCGCTCTGGAAGTTCAGGATGATGTACGAGGGCCAGTATGACCGGCCCGCCGGGCTCATCTATGGCGACTTCATAGACGAGTACCGGGAACGGGGCGGGCATAAGGTCCGGCAGTTCGACCTGCCGCCGGAGTGGCCCAGGTGGGTCGGCGTCGACTTCGGCGCCGTCAACACCGCCCTTGTCTGGGTCGCCAAGGACCCGGCGGCCAACGTCCATTATCTTTACAAGGAAAGTCTATCAGGGGGCAAGACGACGGGGGAACACGCGGCCGAGGCGCTGGAAGCGGCCCGCGGTGTGAACATGCAGGGCTGGTATGGCGGGGCCGCTAGCGAGTCTCAGGAACGGCGGGACTGGGGCGCGGCGGGCGTGCCTCTCCTGCAGCCGCCTTTCGGCGACGTGGAGCCCGGGATCGACCGGGTGATTAGCCTGTTCAAGGAGAAGCGCTTGTACGTGTTTGCCAATTGCCGCGGCCTGCTCGACGAGCTGGGGACGTATAGCCGGGAGGTGGATGAGGCGGGCCAGCCGACTGAGAGGATCAAGGACAAGCAGACCTTTCATAGACTGGACAGCTTGCGCTACGTGGTCGCGGGCATTACCGCGCCGCGGGGCTTCTGGTTCGCTTAACATGAGCATCCTAACAGCCCTGCCCGACCGCGTTCGCGGCTGGCTACTGCGCGGCGCCCTAAAAGCAGCGACCGTGCCTTTCCCGCTAGTGCCGGAGTGGGCCCGGCATACGTACCTCAGCCCGACGTACAGAGCACTCTGCACCGAGGGCGTCCGCGCCAACGGGATCGTCCTCGCGTGCATCGAGACGCTGGCCTTTGCCTTCCCCGAGCCACAACTGCGAGTTTGGCAACTGGACGATAGCGGCAAGACGCCACTACCTCAGCACCCGCTGGACAAGCTCCTGCAGCGGCCTAACCCGCAAATGGGCCAGGCAGAGCTGCTGACTTACTGTATACTCTACCAGGCCATCGGCGGCTCATGCTACCTGTATAAAGTCAGAAGCGCTGCCCGGCGCGTCGTCGAGCTTTGGCCCCTCAACGACAGCCAGATCCGTCCGATCGCCGGCGGCGACGTGCTGGTTGACCATTATGAATGGGACGACGGCCAGGGGCAGCCGCACGCCATCCCCTATCAAGACATAATCCAGGTCAAGTGGCTGCCCGACCCGCTCAACCCGTGGATGGGGCTGCCCCCACTCATGGCCGTGGCCCGCGAGCTGGACACCGACGCCGCGGCCGGGAAGTACATCTTTAACCTGCTCAAGAACGACGCCATCCCTCGCGTAGTCGTGCTGATGCAGCAAGGGGCTTCGGCTCCTCGTGGTGACGACAAGGCGCAGTTCGACGTGCAGTGGCAGGAGCGTTACGGCGGCGACAATCGAGGCAAGGTGCCGCTGATAATGGGCGGCGTGCTGGACGTCAAGACGCTTTCGCTCAACCTGGAGCAGTTGGCGTTCGACGCCTTGCGCCGTGTGCCCGAGGCCCGCATTGCCGGCGCCTTCCGTGTGCCGGCCGTCCTGGCTGGCCTGTCGGTGGGGCTCGAAAACGCGACCTATGCCAACGTTGAGGGCCTGACTCGCTGGTTCAGCGATCGCACGATGGTCCCGCTCTGGCGCATGTTCGCCGACGAAGTGGGCGCCGACCTGCTGCCCGAGTTTGGTGGTGGGGACAACCTGCAAGTCGCCTTCGACACCGGCGCCGTCAAGTCGTTGCAGGAAGACCAGCAACTGAAGCGGGTGTGGGTACAGGGCGCGGTCGGCAGTGGCTACCTGACACGCAACGAGGCCCGCGCCCATCTTGGCTTGCCGCCGGTGGCCAATGGCGACGTGTTCCTGCTGCCGCTGACCATTCAAGAAGTGCCGGCTGCGCTGCAGGCGCCGGGCCAGAAGGCGCTGACGACTCCTGGCGGGCAGAAGGCCACTACGCCAGACGCCCGTGCTGCCCGCCGCGCCATGGCCGTCACGCTGATCGCCGCCCAGCGTGAGCAGAGGACGCAGGTATCGAAGAGGATGGAGCCCGCGCTCGACAACTGGTTCGGCGGCCTGGCCGACAAGATTGTCGGCAGAGCTTTACGCAGTCGCGGCAAGGCCGGGCAGCGGGGAGAGGCCAAGGCCCTGCCCTTTGCCGACGACCTGTTCGGGGACGGCGACGCGGCCGAGCTGGAGATGCTGTTCAACCGGTTTGCCCTGGAGTTGGTGCAGCTTTCCTGGGATACCTGGAACCTGAGCTTGGGTGTCAACGTCGCCTTCGACCTCACTGACCCGGCGGTCACGAAGGCACTCGCCCTGGCTGGCCCGCACGTCAAGTCCATCAACGAGACCACGCTCAAGGCGCTGCAGGCAGCGCTGCAATATGCCAGTGAGCGCGGCTGGTCAATCGACCATATGGTCGAAGGCGACGCTACGACGGACCCACCAAGGCCCGGCCTGAGGGACCTGATCGAGCAGACGTACCGGGGGAGGGTAGAGAGCATCGCCCGGACCGAGCTGGGCTATGCCCAGCAGACGGCGGCTACGGCTCGCTATGCCGCAGCGGGGGTGGACCGCGTGCTGGTCATGGATAACGGCTTCAACGATTCGGCCGAGCAGTGCGTGGTGTTGGGCAACGGTGGCAAGGGCACCGTGATGTCTCTGGCTTGGGCAAGCAGTCACGTGCTGGGGCATCCCCGGTGCGTCAGGGCTTTCGCTGCTTTCTTCCCAGATGATGGAGAAATTGACACAACTGCTGAGCAGCGCTGGCAAGATGCTGGCGGCGACAGTTCGGCGATAGGAGGGCCAGCATGACCAAAGCGGTGCACAATCAGACTGACCGGCCGCTAGTCGAGAGCGACGGCAGCGGCGGGCAAGAGCCCTACGTGCGCTCCTCGCAGCTTCCCACGGCGCTGGCCGCGGGCGGTGGCCTCAAGGTCGAAGGCGTCGCGGGCGGTGTGGCGACGCCCGTGAGCGGCACCGTCACCGCCAACCAGGGCACGGCGAATGCGACGCCCTGGCCCACAACTGACGCCGGACCAAGCTGGACCTCGGTACGGCAGTTAACGACTTCGGCCGACATGACCGGTGCCGCCGACCTGACGGCTGCTCCAACGGCGGGCCAGAAGATCGTGATTGACGACGTGATTGCCTCATCAGATACGGCACTCTACATTTCGTTTCTGGAAGAGACCAGCGGCACCGAGATCTTCCGGCTGTACCTGGCGGCTGGCGGCACGGCACAAGTGACGACGCGGGGTAAGCTCAAGCTGCCGACTGCCGACAAGAAGCTGCGCGGCGACGCCAGCGTGGCGGGAAATGTGGCGGTGACTATACTTTTTCACAGTGAGCTGTAGATGCCAGTACCTATAGCAGCCATTCGACCCAAGGCAGCCACTCTGCCTGCGATCGTCTATGGCATCACCTGGGACGAGTCTGCCGACACCTACACGCGCACCGGCTCTACTTCCGGCCAGGCCACTGGCGCCAGTCCTGGTAATGCCTGGTTGCCCCTGCAAGCATTGATGCGTCGCTGTGTCATCAACGACGCCGGTGTAGTGCAATACTACCTGAGTGCAACGGACTCGACGCTCAAGGCGGACGGCTCAGCCGCTGTGCTCGACGGCACGGACGGCCAGGTCATGGTCGAGATTCCTGCCTTTTGGCATCGTCACGCCTATGCTGGGACGACGCACACCTGGGAGGTGGCCACAGGCCCTGCATCCGGCTTCACGCTGCACCCAGCCTTTGTGTCTGGTGCCTCAGTGTACTCCCGTGTGTTCGTTGGCGCCTATGAGGCTGTCCTCTACGATGTCTCGGCAGCCATCTACGCTAACGGCATCTATCAGACAGCCTGGTCCTGCACGTTTGCCGCAGCCGACAAAAGTATCACCGCCAACAGCAGGACGGCGCCCTTCGCGGGGCTGGCCGTGGGCGATAAGATTACCATCTCCGGCACGGCGTCCAACAACGGCACGTTCACAGTTGCTTCGCTGGTCTCAGCCACCAAGATTACGACAACTGAGGCCCTGGTTAACGAAACGGCAGCGGCAACCGTCATCCAGTCGCAGAAGGACTGGACAGCTACGACGGGCGACAAGCTGGCCTCGGTGGCTGGTAAGCGGCCTATCAATTGGGGCACAAGAGCCGAGTTCCGCATCGCCGCTGCTAATCGTGGCACTGGCTGGACGCAGGAGCTGTACGACATCCGCAGTGCCGTGCAGTTGCTCTACCTGACCGAGTACGCTTCGTTTTATTCCCAATCCGTGATAGGCGCTGGCATCAGCAACGTGGGCGACTGGTCAGCATACAACGACTACAACCCGATTGCACCTACGGGCAACAGCAACGCTAGCGGCAATGCTACGGCCAACACGGCCGGAGCGGTGACGGCGGCAGCCGAAGTCACGAAGCACATGAGCTACCGTGGCATCGAGAACTGGTTCGGCCACATATGGACCTGGTTGGATGGCATCAACACAAACAATAACCGCTCCTACGTCTGCAACGTCGCCGCTTCCCTGGCCGACGATACCACGACGGCCTACGCAGACATCGGCGTCAATAACCACAACGGTGATGGTTATCAAGCTACCTTACTCAACATCAGTCGTGGCTTCTTGCCTGCGTCCGTGGCTGGCGGGTCGAGCAGCACCAAAGGAACTGACTATTACTGGCAGGCCCCCGGC